CTCGAAGAGAAGGGTGTAGATGTAGACAAAGATGACCTCACAATCATTGTTCAATCAGTTCGTCAGGCTATGCAGGCAGTAGTGCCCGGGCCGATGTCAGTTATGCGATGGATAGAGAGTGAGGTAGGTCAAGCCATCAAGCGTGGCGAAGATCACATAGAATGGACGACACCTTCTGGCTTCTTAGTTAGACAGCGTTACTTCAAGAAAAAAGTCGAACGTATACAACTACAGCTATTAGGTCGGTGCGATCTTTCCGTCGCTGTAGAAGACGGGAAGGATGTCGACATCAACAGGCACAAGGCAGCTACAGCTCCTAACCTTATCCATAGTTTAGATGCAAGCCTCTTGCACCTCGCTGTGCGTAAATTCGATGAGCCGATTGCACTAATACATGACAGTGTGTTAAGCAGGGCTTGCGATATGGGTAAACTTAGTGCTATAATAAGGGAGACATACATGATTCTGTTTGCAGAACATGACTACCTCAGAACCTTTGCTCTATATGTCGGAGCAGAGACAGAACCACCGATCATAGGCGACTTACAGCCTGAGACGGTTATTGAATCAACTTACTTTTTTTGTTAAATATGCCCAAGAACGTACACGTTACTGACGAAATCAAATTAGAAGGCTTTCAAGCCATACTAGAACCCGGCAAGTTCGGTTACTCACTCGCTGCTATTGTTGGCGAAGATGTAATTGACAAGCTCGAGACAGAGAGAGCAGAAGTGCTCAGATGGGCTGAATCAAAGCTCAAGAATCCAAAGAGAGCCACCCTAAAACCCACACCATGGGAGGAGGTAGCTGATGGTAAATTTAAAATCAAATTCTCGTGGGGAGAAGACAAGAGACCCGGTGTTGTCGACACAGAGGGTACACCAGTCACTGATGCAAAGACACCACTATATGGTGGATCAACAGTTAAGCTTGGTTTCTTTCAGAAGCCTTACATACTCAGGGATGGAGTTACCTACGGAAGTTCTCTTAAACTGCTTGGCGTACAAGTTGTTGCTGTAGGAGAAGGTGCTGCTGTAGACACAGATAGCATGGATGAGAAAGCAGTTGCCGACATGTTCGGTACAACTGAAGGCTTTACTGCAACAGCTGTCGGTAGAAACCCAGAGACAGAAATAGCAAATGTCGAAGAAGAAGAAGACTTTTAGGTCTAAGCTCGAAGAGAGCGTCGCAGATGTCTTGGATAAGGTAGGTGCTAAGTATGAGTACGAGACTCACAAAGTTGCATACACCATACAGCATCTATACAATCCTGACTTTGTTCTGGTCAATGGCGTAATGCTAGAGACTAAGGGCTACTGGGACGCAGAAGATAGACGTAAGATTAAGGCAGTCATGCGAGACAATCCTGACCTAGACTTACGTATGGTATTTCAAGCTCCTTTCAATAAGATCAGTAAGAAATCCAAAACAACTTATGCTCAATGGTGTGAGAAGCATGGCATCAAATGGGCAGCAGCACACGCAATCCCCATAGATTGGTTAATATAATGAATGAAAGCGAATTTGTGGCACACGAACCTTGCAGTAATTGTGGTTCGTCCGATGCTAACTCTGTTTACACGGACGGTCACAAGTTCTGTTTTGCGTGCCAAACATACACCCCTGCCGAAGGGGACACTTATACACCACGCATGAATAATGACAACAACACCAAAGCAAGATTCCTCGGAGAAGCAGAAGCCCTTAAAAAGCGAGGAATCAGCGAAGCTACCAACAACTTCTACCGCATATACAGATACGGTAATACCCTACGTTTCCCATATTATGGAGATGATGGGTCAGTTGCTGGCTTTAAAATCAAGACTAAATCAAAAGAGTTCCATTACGAAGGAGGATCTACAAGCACGCTTTTTGGTCAACACCTATTTCCTACAACTGGCAAGCGAATTGTTATCACTGAAGGAGAACTAGATGCCGCCTCTTGTTACGAGGTTATGTCAGGTTGGCCGATGGTCAGCCTACCTCATGGTGCGGCAAGTGCCAAGAAAGACCTCCAAAAAGCAATCCCCTTCTTGCAAGGATACCAAGAGATTGTCCTCTTCTTCGACAACGATGAAGCAGGGCGTCAGGCCACTGAATCTGCCACGGGAATACTCCCATCTGGCCGAGTCAAAGTTGCCCGTCTCGAGAATTATAAAGATGCTTCAGATGCTCTCCAAGCTGGGGATTCTGACAGCATCAGAAAAGCCATCTGGGACGCCAAGCCATACAGACCAGACGGAATCATAGATGGTAAAAATCTATTCGATGTAGTAACCGAACCAACCAAACCATGTGACCATGAGTATGCGTATCAAGGTTTGAATGACAAGCTACACGGCATAAGATATGGCGAACTTATTACGATCACAGCCGGTACAGGCAGTGGTAAGACTTCATTTGTCAGAGACTTAGCTTCTCACCTATGCAAACTAGGAGAGACAGTTGGTATACTAGAACTGGAGTCCAATACAAAACGTACAGCTCTTGGCTTGATGTCATCAGCTGTAGGTAAAGCACTCCATATCGGAGAACACGAAGAAGAAGAACTTAAGGAGGCTTTTGATGCTACGCTTGGTAATTGGAACGTCTATCTTTTTGATGGCTTTGGTAGCTTTGACCCAGATGTTATTTACAACAGGATCGAGTACCTTGCCAGTGGATTGGAATGTCGTGTTATATTCCTAGACCACCTGTCAATATTGCTCTCAGGACTTGACGGTGATGAGAGACGTATGATAGACTCTACCATGACTAGACTACGTAGTTTAGTTGAACGTACAGGCATCACACTTTATTTAGTATCACATTTAAGGAGAAGCAGCAATGACAGTAATACGCACGAGGAAGGAGGACGTGTATCCCTCGGACAACTACGAGGATCTCACTCGATCTCTCAAATCAGCGATTGCGTCGTCGCTCTGGAGAGAGACCAACAAAGCGAAGATAGCAACAATACAACAACTGTGCGAGTTCTTAAAAACCGTTACTCAGGAGAGGTTGGAGTCGCTACAAGATTAACGTACGATTTAGAAACGTGCCAATTTTATGAAGCAAATGAAACTGAGACAACACCAATTTTCGACGCAAGTACAGACTTCTGACTTGCAGAAACCAAACACACCCACCAGACAAGCAAAGAAACGTGCAAAATTTAGAGACAAAACCTACCACGCTCCTGTTCGATCTGGAGACAACACCTCTAGACGCACAAAGAACTGATATACACTGTATCGTCACACTTGACTATGAGACAGGTGAGACTACCAGATACAATGATATTGGAGGAGAACAACCTATAGTCAGAGCAGTTCAGTATCTAGAATTAGCTGACACTATTATAGGACATAACATCATAGGATTTGATATACCCGTGATGAAGAAGATATACCCATGGTTTAAACCAAAGGGACGTATCGTAGATACATTATTATTATCAAGGCTATACCATGCTGATATGCTTGAAGTCGATAGAAAGACTAAGCCAACTGGTATGCCACCAAAGCTGTACGGGCGTCATTCGCTTGAATCCTACGGCTACCGATTAGGAGAATACAAAGGGGACTTTGGGCAAACTTCTGATTGGCTAGAATGGAGCAAGGAAATGGAAGACTACTGCGTACAGGACACTATTGTTACGAAGAAGCTATGCCAACATTTCCACCCTTACCTGATTGGGTCCAACTAGAACATCAGGTTGCACACATACTACAAAAACAAGAAGAGCATGGATGGTACTTCAATGAACAAGAAGCCTGTAAACTCGAATCATCTCTCAGAGGAGAGCTGGAAGAAACTACAGCAGTACTACGCACAAAATACGGGTTCGTTGCTGGAGCGTTGTTTACACCTAAGCGAAATAACAGGACACAAGGGTACGTACAAGGATGCTCATTTACAAAACTTAAACAACTTAACCCCACCTCACGAGACCACATAGCATGGATACTGAAGACCCACGAACAGTGGATACCGAGCCAACTAACCGCCACAGGCAAACCAGTCGTAGACGAGACAGTATTGAAAGATATTGGGTCGGAGACAGCCCTGTTGTTTCTGAAATGTCTAGATATTACCAAGAAATTGGGGATGATCTCGGAAGGCGTGAACGCATGGCAGAAGCTATCTACGACGTGTAACAGAATACACCACCATTGCTCAGTCGCAACGAACACTTTTCGTTGTGCACATAGAAAACCAAACCTCGCACAAGTACCATCAGATGAAAGATTTAGAAAACTATTTCAAGCTACACCTACTAAAGTTCTGGTCTCTGCCGATCTTAGCGGTATTGAGCTCAGGATGCTCGCTCATTATCTCGCCAGATATGATAAAGGACGGTATGCTAGAATCCTTACCACCGGAGATATACACCAAACCAACGCAGACAGAATCGGGATCACAAGACGACAAGTCAAAACAGTCACTTACGCCTTCCTTTACGGGGCCGGCAATATTAAATTAGGTAGAAGTTTTGATAAGTTACTATCCGAAGAAGCCGCTGCACGAAAGGGAGCAGATATACGTAAAGCTTATGTTGCTGCCATTCCGGGTCTTGCGGAGCTGCTACAGGCTTGTAAGAAGTGTAGTACGAGAGGTTATGCAGTGTCCATCGACAGTCGTCGTATCAGCGTGGACAAAGGGCACAAGTTTCTCAATTACCTCTTACAGGGATCAGCAGCGTCAATCGCCAAAAGATGGATGGTCATTGTAGATCAATGCATACCAGCTGACGGCCACCAACTATCATTCGTACATGATGAACTAAACTACGAATGTTACCCCAAAGATGCCGATGAATTGGCAAAATGGCTAGAGCTTGCAGCCAAAATGGCAGGCGAACATTACCGTCTAAGATGCCCCATCGCAGCTGAAGCTAAGATTGGCAAGACTTGGGCTGACGTACACTAACCACCAATGAATTTATTAATAGATGCAGACTACATAGTATACAAATGCTGTGCAGCCTGCGAAACAGAGATAGACTATGGAGAGGACGTTATATTCGTTACATCAAACTACAGTGACGCATATAAAGCCGTAACCAGAGATATATCAAACATACAACAACAGTTCGGCAACTTTGCCACACCAATACTATTTTTTAGTGACTCTAAGAATTTTAGGAAAAAAATTTCCCCAGATTACAAGGGTCATCGAAATAGAAAAAAGCCCTGCGGATACAAACGTGTCATACGAAATCTAAGGATACAATATGATGTGATTGTGATGAAAGAGTTAGAAGCTGACGATGCCATGGGTATCTACGCTACTGCACACCCCGGTAACACCATCGTCTCACCTGATAAAGATATGAGACAGATCCCCGGCAAACTATACAACCTGACCGACACTACAACTATCACTGCTGAAGAGGGTGCTAAGTGGCACATGATTCAGACGCTAGCAGGCGACCAGACTGATGGGTACAGCGGTGTCCCCGGTATCGGAGTGAAGAGAGCCGAAACTCTTTTCAACAAAGAAGGCTACAACTGGTCTACAGTTGTCAAGGCGTTTACAGATAAAGGATTGACAGAAGACGATGCTTTACTCAACGCTAGGTTAGCCAGAATACTCACAGTAAATGACTATGATACCAAAAGACAAGAACCAATTCTCTGGACACCAGTTCCCTCTGCCATTGACAACGGAACAGGACTTCAAGATGAGAGTAATTGAAGATAATATACGTAAGAATTATGACAAGAAGGAAGATATAATCACTGTCTTCCTTGCTTTACAAAGACAGAACTTTGCACTGTCCAACGCATTGAAAAAACTATTAGAAAACGCAGTAATTATTTAAATGTCTAACTTAATCTCCCGTACTGGCAGGGTCGAGTCTTGGATAGAAGATCCTACATCAAGACTACCCGTGTCATGCACAACCTTCGTTGTTGAAGACAGCATGGAAGGTCCAAACGGCATTGAAGCTAGCTGGAGGTTCGCAAGCCATGCACTAAGATTTGGTGCAGGGTGTGCAATCCACCTATCTAAGCTTAGACCAGCCGGATCAACAAATGACAAAGGACTTGTGGCTACCGGCCCAGTCAGCTTTGGTAAAATTTACTCTGCTCTCAACGAGATACTTCGTAGAGGTGGAGCCTATAAAAATGGTGCTATAGTATTGCACCTTGACCTATGCCACCCAGATGTGGTAGAATTTATAACAGCTTCCAGAACAGCTCTCCCTTGGGTCAAGAGATGTGTCGACATTGATGAAGACATGTGGAAGTTTGCTAATCAAACTACAAAGGATGCCTTAATATATGGAATCAAATCAGGAGACGTCTGGCTCAATAAAATCAGACACACAGAAACCGGGGAGCGTATCTATGGAAACGTCTGTCTTGAAGTATACTTGCCCTCACGTGGAACTTGCTTGTTACAGCATGTCAATCTCGGTGCCTGTACACTCGACAACCTACAAGAGGCTTTCGTATCAGGCATGTCCGAGTTGTGTAATCTCCATGGCCGGACAGGTGTTGGAGAATCTGGAGAATACCTTGCCCCAGAAGTCGACAGACAAGTTGGGCTTGGAGTGCTCGGTCTTGCCAACCTCCTCAGACGTTACGGAATAAGTTACGAAGAGTTTGGAGAAGCACTCAGGCTAGTTAACAAAGGATTCTCTGCTAACAATGAAGCAGGGATGTTAGCTTGGGCACTAAACAATGCTATCTTTGAGTCAGCTCAAGTAGCAAGAGATAATGATATGGTAAGGGCGTTCGCTATTGCACCCACTGCCAGTTGCAGCTATCGCAGTAAAGACCTAGACGGCTTTACATGCACACCCGAGATAGCACCACCAATAGCTAGAACCGTAGACAGAGACTCCGGCGAGTTCGGAGTAACACAAGTAAGTTACGGAGACGTTGAGATAGCGAGTGAAGTAGGATGGGACGCATACAAGCGTGTAGCAGACGAAATCATGACAATGCTCGATAGGACAGGATTGCTTCACGGCTACAGCTTCAACTCTTGGAGTGATGTTGTAGAGTATAATGAAGCATTTATAGAGGAGTGGCTAGGAAGCTCACAGACCTCTTTGTACTACAGCCTTCAGGTAATGGGTGATGTTCAGGATAAGTCTGATGCTTACGCAGCTTTAGCAGACACTGACATCGACAGTTACTTAGATGGTATTATTAATGATGACAAAATTAAATGTGACTGCGAACAATGAACCCCTACACAAAATTACAAAACAGAAAAAGAACATGGACACCGGTCCAACCTACGAAAGGAGAATTAAAAGAAGGTGCTGAAGAAACCATCAAGCGTGCACTCGCAATACGTCATATGGAGCTACCAGTTGGAGAATTTATTTCTCAGGGACTGGAGAGGACAGTCCCGACAGCAGCGAGGACACTTCTTGAGTCAAACGTACAAGATGAGATTAAACATGATCTCGCTTTGGGCTACATTGTTGATGCCCACGGTGCAGACATTCAATCAGAGCTCGAAGCCAAGAGGTTAAGAGATGCTTGGATTGATCACCCTGACCACACTATCACAAAAGCCCTCGTTGCAGAGCGAGCTATATTCTTTGTTCTACTACCTATGTTTCGCTTTCTTGGTGACGCTGCTCTTAGAACAGTATCAGCTGATATATCCAGAGATGAACAAATCCACGTTGCGACAAATAGCCTCGTATGTGCTGAGTTGGGTCTTGTTCCTAGCTCTAGCTTGGATAAGCTTCGGAAGGCAACTATTAACTGGGTAGTGCAACCCCTCAAAACAAATACAACTGATAAATATTTAGACAAAAAATTTTGGCTGGATGCGAGCGATCAGTTAATGTATCAAGGTAAAGCTCCACAGTTTTCCGACACAAAAGCAGCTCGTATGCCAGCGTTTTTTGAACATGCAAACACAAACCTACCCCAGTACGCTTAACTTTCATTCAGAAAAGTTAGAGAAACTGGTAGAGGATTTGGAAACCAAGTTCGCTTGGTACCCCGTCCACCCCAAGGAGGACTTAGCCTCCATCATGTACCGCTCCGGACAACAGGAAGTGGTACAATATATAAAATCTATTTTAAACGAAGATAATGTGTCTATTTAGATCAAGCCCAGCACCTATGCCGACACCAGCTCCTATACAACCAAGGCAACCTGACTTAGTTAATGCGTCAAGACTGCCCGGTAAAAAAGAGTTGGTAGATCCAGACGAGGTAGCAGGCGTAGAGTATGGTACAACAGCAAAGACTGCTTCACGAGGAACACCTCAGAAAACAGGAACTGATGCTCTTAAAATCAACCTTAACCCCGGGACTACAGCCGGTACAGGTACAGGAGGTATGAATGTTTAAGGCTAAGGAAAGATACGACAAACTACAATCTGGAAGAACTCAGTTTCTTGATATGGCTGTAGAATGTTCTGAACTTACCTTACCTTATTTGGTTACTAGAGATGATACTTACAAAGGTAAGCGATCATTGCAACAACCTTGGCACTCAGTAGGAGCTAAGGCTGTAGTTACTCTAGCAGCTAAACTCATGCTTGCTACACTACCACCCCAGACTAGCTTTTTTAAGTTACAAGTACGTGACGATAAGCTTGGACAAACACTTGACCCACAGATACGCACTGAGCTAGACCTATCCTTCTCTAAAATTGAGAGACTGATTATGGACTACATAGCTGCATCTAATGATAGAGTTGTAGTGCACCAAGCATTAAAGCATCTAATTGTATCTGGTAATGCTCTTATATTTATGGGCAAAGATGGATTAAAACACTTTCCGTTACAAAGATACGTAGTTAACAGAGATGGTAATGGTAATGTCATAGAGATTGTTACTAAAGAAATAATAAATAGAAAAGTGTTAGGTATAGAAAAGCCTGACGAAGATGTAGGTCCAAACAGCGAAGGCTTAGGACCATATGAAGACGACGCTGAGGTGTACACCTGTGTCAAGATGGATGAAGGTAGTGGTCGCTGGGTCTGGCATCAGGAGGTAGACGATAGAATCCTTGCTGATAGCCGTAGCACCGCACCCAAGAACGCTTCTCCATGGTTGGTTCTTCGATTCAATACAGTAGATGGTGAGGACTATGGACGTGGTAGGGTAGAGGAATTCTTAGGAGACTTACGTAGTCTTAATGGATTATCTCAAGCTCTCGTAGAAGGAGCTAGTGTTGCAAGTAAGGTAGTCTTTCTTGTATCACCTTCAGCTACAACCAAGCCACAGACTTTATCAAAAGCTGGCAACGGTGCTATCATACAAGGTAGACCAGAAGACGTAGGAGTAGTACAGGTAGGTAAAACTGCTGACTTTTCTACAGCCGCACAGATGGCACAGTCAATAGAAAAAAGAATCCTTGAAGCTTTCTTAGTAATGAATGTACGAAACGCTGAAAGGGTTACAGCTGAAGAGGTACGCCTTACACAGCTAGAGCTAGAACAATCGCTTGGCGGCTTGTTCAGTTTATTAACGGTAGAGTTTTTAGTACCCTACCTCAATAGAACTATGCTTATACTACAGCGTAGCAATCAAATACCAAAGCTACCTAAAGATGTCGTTAGACCTAAGATAGTAGCTGGTATAAATTCATTAGGTAGAGGACAAGACAACGAAAGCTTAACTAGATTTATGGCTACAGTAGCACAGACACTAGGACCAGAAGCTCTCGTAAAGTTTGTCAACCCAGCCGAAGCTATCACAAGATTAGCAGCAGCACAGGGTATAGATGTACTCAACTTAATCAAGACACCAGAACAGCTAGAGCAGATGAAGCAAGAGCAGATGCAGCAGATGGCTCAGAAATCACTTGTCGAGCAGACAGGACAGATTGCTGGTACACCACTTATGGATCCACAGAAGAATCCAGAGTTGGCACAGCAGGCATCAGAAGCTATACAAAATCTATCTGGCGGAAGCACACCCGAACCACCACAGGAGGACCCACAAATATAAATGGAGAACAATACATTTACAGTAGATACAAGCGTACCTACAGAAACAATAAGCGACAACCTTACAACAGACGAAGTAGATTCTCTGAGAGTTGGTGAAGAAATAGCCGAACAACAAGATCAGCTACTAGCTGGTAAGTATAAAGATGCCGCAGAACTAGAGAAAGCCTACAAGGAACTTGAGACAAAGCTCGGTGAACAGGAGGCAGAAACAACAACTGAACAGGCAGAGGCAGAACCAGAAACCGAACAGGAAGAAACATCTTTATCTGAAACTGCGTCTCTTATTACAAACGCTTCAGAAGAGTACTACTCTAATGATGGTAAGTTATCCCCAGAGACTTTAGGTAAGTTTAAGGGTATGTCTAGTGAAGAGTTAGTTAATGCATACATTGAGGTGACTAACAGTCCTGAGTGGCAAGCAGCACCACCTACAGCTAATGATATATCCGAATCACAGATAGATCAGATAAAGACTTCTGTCGGCGGAGAGGAGTCCTATTCTAATATTATTAGTTGGGCAGGCGAAAACTTAGAGGCAAAATATGTAGAAGCATTTGATAACATTATTAGTAATGGAGACATCGGTTCTATACAGCTTGCAGTAAATGGATTAAAGTCACAATACGAACAAGCAAACGGATACGAAGGTAAAATGTATACAGGTAAAGCACCACAAACCACAAGCGATGTGTTTAGAAGTCAAGCAGAGCTTGTCCAAGCAATGAGTGACCGAAGGTATGATAACGACCCAGCCTACAGGCAAGATGTTATCGCTAAACTAGAAAGATCTGACAATTTGGAGTTTTAATTATGCCAGCAGGGAAAGGAACTTATGGTTCAAAGAGAGGCAGACCGCCAGCTAAAGGCAAGAAGAAAGTGTCAAAGGGGCTAGCCGCACTAGCAAAAAAAAGACCAAAAGTTGCGGCTGCAATCATGAAAAATAAAACCAAGAAGAAAAAGTAATGGCTAAGGACTATACAAACGAAGCTCGTCTATTTGTAGAAAACTGGAGAAAGCAAAATGGTTTAGAGGGTAGTAAAGCAATGCCCTCTAATGATGCTGTTCCAACTTATCTCCGTCCTTTTCTAAAACGAGTTTCAAAGCCTAACAAATCTAAACTAATGATAACATAATGGCTAAAGAGAAAAAAGATCCACTTAAACCAAAACCACGTCAGCCACCTTTGGAATCTTTAATGATTGCTCACGGTACACATGTTGACAAACCTGATTTTACAATGCAAGGTACAGGTAGATACCAAGGCGAAAATCATAACTTTAAAGATCATATAGGTTATGATCCGAGCGGTAAGCCTGCAACTTACATGGATGTTCCATTGTATAATGACGAGGGTGGAGCTTTACCTATTACCCGAAACGATGATGGCATGCGTCGTCGAGAATATCACCTGATGAATGACTCTATGCACACCGTATACGGGTTTCCAGATTCAGACGCTGGTAAAGCTGAGTATCAAAAATTAAAAGAAAAGTATGGCCTCCCGTAAAAGAAAAAACGTCAGTCTTAAAATGGGCAAGCACAAGTCTCGCTCAGGCGGACTGACAGCAGCCGGTAGAAAGAAGTATAATGCTGCTACCGGCTCTAACCTCAAGGCTCCTCAGCCCGGGGGTGGTGCACGTAAGCGTTCTTTCTGTGCTCGCATGAGTGGAGTAAAAGGACCAATGAAGAAACCAAACGGCAAGCCTACACGTAAGGCTCTTGCCCTACGTAAATGGAAGTGTTAATGAAACTAACAGCAAGACAACAGGCAACTCTTAAGAAACATGCCGAGCATCACTCAGCTAAACACATGGCTATGATGCGTAAAGAGATGAGAGCTGGTACATCTTTTACAGCAGCTCACAAAAAAGCACAAAAAATGGTAGGTAAGTAATGACTAAAAAGAAAAAGAAAGGCACAGGTACTAAAACAAAAGGGTACTAACATGGCTTATACAGATGATATGTCGACTGGCAAGCGAACACGCACTATTACAGAGAGACAAATGCTTGCTAAACTAGGTCCTGACTATGAAATAGAAAGAGAGATTCTCGAAGCTAGGCAGAATAAAAAGGCAAGAGAAGATGCTGGTAAAGATATGCTACTAGATGCAATCAAAAGAAAAACCAACAATAAAGGTCAAGTATAATGGCAGCTAAACGAGGATTATACGCAAACATTCACGCCAAGAGAAAGCGGATCGCCGCTGGCTCTGGTGAGAAGATGAGAAAGGTGGGTTCTAAGGGCTCTCCCACCGCCGCTAACTTTAAAAAGGCAGCGAAAACAGCAAAACCTTACAAGAGAAAAACTAAAAAAAAATAATGACTGACAAACTATTAAACATTTATCCAAATGAGACTCCACCTAGAGTCATTGAAAACTATCCAATTAACAAACATCCAATCATGACAAACGAAGCAGAAAGATTTAATGGCTGGGCAGCAATGCTTGGTTTCGTAGCAGCAGTAGGTGCGTACGCAACAACAGGACAAATCATCCCCGGTATATTTTAAATGGCAGCTATCTCAGTAACAAGAGAAAGCCAAGCCAGTAACTGGCAGAGATTCTGCGAGTGGGTTACTAGCACAAACAACAGACTATATGTAGGTTGGTTTGGTGTCTTAATGATCCCTTGCTTGCTCGCTGCAACAACTTGTTTTATACTCGCCTTCATCGCTGCACCGCCAGTAGACATTGACGGCATACGTGAACCAGTTTCCGGTTCCTTAATCTACGGAAACAATATTATATCAGGAGCAGTCGTCCCCTCCTCTAATGCAATCGGACTACATTTTTATCCTATATGGGAAGCCGCAACCTTGGACGAATGGTTGTATAATGGTGGACCATACCAACTCGTTGTCTTCCATTTCCTCATCGGTGTAGCAGCTTATGCAGGCAGACAGTGGGAACTATCTTATAGACTAGGTATGAGACCTTGGATATTTGTCGCTTACACAGCACCTCTATCCGCAGCACTAGCTGTTTTTCTCGTCTACCCTTTCGGACAAGGGAGTTTCAGTGATGGTATGCCTCTTGGTATTTCTGGTACTTTTAACTTTATGTTCGTATTTCAAGCAGAACACAATATCCTTATGCATCCGTTCCACATGCTCGGTGTTGCTGGGGTATTCGGTGGATCTCTTTTCTCTGCTATGCATGGAAGTCTTGTTACTTCCTCTATCATTAGAGAAACAACTGAGAATGTCTCACAGAACTATGGCTATAAGTTTGGTCAAGATGAGGAAACATACAACATCGTTGCAGCCCACGGCTACTTCGGTAGATTAATTTTTCAATATGCATCTTTTAATAATTCTCGTAGCTTACACTTTTTTCTGGCTACTTGGCCCGTCGTTGGCATATGGCTCACCTCTATGGGCATCTGCACCATGGCTTTCAACCTTAATGGTTTTAACTTTAATCAATCCATCGTTGATACAAACGGCAAAGTCATCCCTACTTGGGCTGACGTTGTAAACAGACAGAACCTTGGAATGGAAGTTATGCATGAGCGTAACGCACACAACTTTCCACTCGACTTAGCATCAGCTGAGTCTACATCCGTTGCCCTTACAGCACCAGCTATAGGGTAATAGCCACGTCCGTTCATCCCATCAGGGACGCATGCAATCTGACCATGGAACGGGGGTCAGGTACTGAGGTTAATTATGACTCAAGTAGAACTACAAGCTCGAATCAAAGAGCAAAGAGATCATGCTAGATTACAATTACTTAAGTATCGTGGCATAGCATACAAAAAGGTAACTGGTTAAGCCAGCTGGGAGGTGCAAGTCCTCCCTTACCACTTGGCACAAGCCTCTAAGGAGATACCTTGAGCCGTCTAGACGGTAGGGATAGACCTACAAAAAACTCGAGAAAAATTTGTACAAAGCAATATCAACCTTTTTTTTTAATCCATATCAATGGCACAACAATCAACTAACGACCCAGCAAGTCTTACACGGACGGGTCAATCGAACGCTACAGGCTCCGCAAGAGCCCTGTATCTAAAGCTGTTCAGTGGAGAGATGTTCAAAGGCTTCCAGCGTAACACAATCGCTAGAGACCTTGTAATGAAGAGAACCCTAACAAACGGGAAGAGTCTTCAGTTCATCTACACTGGACGCACAAAAGCCGAGTATCATACACCCGGTAACAGCATACTAGGTAACTCTGATGGAGCACCTCCAGTAGCTGAAAAAACCATAACTTGCGATGACCTATTAATCAGTTCAGCGTTTGTTTATGAGCTAGATGAAACATTAGCACACTACGATCTACGTGGTGAAATCTCTAAGAAGATTGGCTATGCTCTAGCTGAGAAGTACGATAGACTTATCTTCCGTCAAATTGCGAAGGGAGCTAGAGTTGCTTCACCAATCACTAAGTCAGGCTTCGTTGAGCCCGGTGGAACACAGATCAGAGTAGGTACAAATAACCAAGCATCTGATGCTTATGTACCAGCTTCATTAATAAACGCTTTCTACGATGCAGCCGCTGCACTAGATGAGAAAGGAGTTTCTACTGAAGGTAGAGTAGCTGTGTTGAACCCAAGACAGTACTACGAACTAATACAAAATGTTGGTTCTAACGGTCTTATCAACAGAGACGAGCAAGGTGATACACTACAGTCTGGAAACGGCATCATTGAAATTGCAGGCATTAAGATCTTCAAGTCAATGAACATTCCATTCTTTGGATCATACGGAACTAAGTATGGTTCTGCATCTGCAACTAACCCCGGTGTAACATCACCCGGAAACGTTGGTTCATTTGTTGGTGAAACAGCAGAAGACGGTAGAGCTTCTGTAACAGGTATCAACAACAACTATGGTAACTCATCTGACTTCGCTAACAGCTGTGGCTTAATCTTCCAAAAAGAAGGAGCTGGAGTTGTAGAAGCTATTGGACCACAGGTTCAAGTAACTTCTGGAGATGTTTCAGTTGTATACCAAGGTGACGTAATACTTGGACGTCTCGCTATGGGTGCAGATTTCTTAAACCCTGCTTGCTGTGTTGAACTCGTTGCTGGTGCTGCTGTAGGTTCTACAGGTAACGCCGCTTTCGGTGACACATACCCAGAAAACGTAACTACATCGTAGTAACACATTTATTTTTTATACGGGGGCTTCGGCTCCCTTTTTTCTTATGGCTACCACAACTATTGAAACCGATACCGAACTATCCGCAGTTAACTCAATACTGGGAGCTATCGGACAAGCACCTATAACACAATTAAAAGACCCATCTACTGGAGTTATTACAAACGCTAACCCAGAGATACAATTTATATATAACTTACTACGTGATGCAAATGTAGATCTACAGTCGGAAGGCTGGCACTTTAACAGAGAGCGTCATGTAACATTTAGTAAAGACGCTAATAACAAAATAGCTATATCAGATGATATAATTAGAATAGATTTACCAGATAACTGGAACACAAGAACTTATAACTTTGTAAGACGTAACGGTTTTTTGTACGATAAAAATAAACACACAGATGTCTTTACTGACATGGGTTCAACTATAGACTTAGATGTTATTAGGTTATATAATTACGAAGACTTGCCTCTTGTTTTTAAAAGATATATAACTTACAGAGCGTCCAGAATAGCAGCTACACAACTGGTAGCTAACCCACAGCTGGTACAATTATTAGCACAGCAAGAAGCACTAAGCCGTGCTGCACTTATGGAATACGAATGTAATCAAGGCAACCATAGCATGTTTGGATTTCCAGATGATACAGTATATCCTACCTACGAACCTTGGAGGAACTTAGCAAGATAATGGCTGGTATTACACAAACTATTCCTAGCTTTATTCAAGGAATTTCAGAACAGGCAGACCACTTAAAATTTCAAGGGCAACTTAGAGATATTGTTAATGCAATTCCTGACCCAACCTTTGGTTTATTTAAAAGACCCGGTGCAGCTAGAGTTGGGACAGCTCCTTTAACTAATGTACAAAGTGGTGGTTCTTGGTTTCATTACTATAGAGATGAAAGCGAAGGATCTTATATAGGTCAAGTTGCAGCAGATGGACAAGTCAGAGTCTGGCGTTGCAGTGATGGGCAGCAGATGACTACTAGCTATACACATGATGGAGTAAATCATCAATCAACAGTACAGAATTACCTTGCTACCAGTAACTCAGAAAACTTACAGTTTCTTACAATTAACGATACTACATTTGTTAACAGTAGAGACTCTTCTAACTCTAACACTTTAGTAGGCGAGTCGGGTACAACACCTGATAGACCAGAAGCTCATTGTGCTATGATAGAATTATTACGAACTGAAAATGGTAGACAGTACGGAGTAAATATATTTGACTCAACATCTACAGGTAATTTAACTACACTTAAACGTGCAACTAAAATTAAAATTACAGCTAACAGCTACGACGAATCAGATGGTACAGGTCACTGTCCCGGTATTGGTACAGAAGTTTTTGCTGTAACAGCTAAGGGTAGTTATGGCTCATCAGAAAATATTACACATGTAAAAAACAGTGGTGGTACTACACTTACTACAGGTAAGGATAACTTAACATTTCGTTGCACAGCCTTGGGTCAGCAAGGTGTTAGCCCTAACTATAGTGCTGACTCGTCTGGACCGGGTGGTGATAATTATAGATGTAGTTATAACCTAGAAGTTGTATTACTACATGGTGGTGAAGGTTGGGATGTAGGAGACGTTGTACGAGTAGTTCCAGATGCTGCTAGTAATGCAGCTAGTGGTAATGGTCAAGCATTTTTAGATATTACTGTAACAGAAATAGAAACAACAACTGTTAAAGCTACACTTACTAATAATGGTGATGGATTAATACGTCCAACTCCTACACCTTTTGATTCTGATACAGCAGTAACAGCTGATACTATATTAGCTGGTATAACTGCACAGTTACCGTCTGGTATTTCTGCAAAGGTTATAGGACCGGGAATATACTTATCAAGTAGTTCTCCGTTTAACGTAGAAATAGCAGAAGAAGATCTTATGCGTGTCTTTCAAAAGACCGTTAATGATGTTACATTACTACCAAACCAGTGTAGACATGGTTATGTAGTTAAGGTAGCTAACGCTAGAATGTCTGATGAGGATGATTACTTTCTTAGATTTTCCGGAGAAAATAATTTAGATGGTGCAGGGTCGTGGAGTGAATGTCCAATACCCGGTATAACTGATACTTTGACTAACATGCCGTTGGTTATACAGCGTACAGCTACAACTACATTTACTGTTAGACCTTTTACTTATCAAGTACGTCGAGTAGGAGATACAAATACTAACCCTATGCCTACATTTGTAGGTAAACGTATTAATAAAGTATTGTTTTTCCGTAACAGATTAGCATTATTAGCAGGCGAAAACGTCATATTATCTAGACCGGGTACGCTAGGAACCCCTGATTTCTTTATAGAATCAGCTCTTACAGTAGCCGCTAGTGACCCTATAGACATATCTGCTGCATCCATGTTTCCATCTGACCTATTTGATGGCATACAAATCAATGCTGGACTGCTAGTATTTAGTACAAACCAACAGTTTTTACTATCTACAGACGATACTGTACTGAATCCTGATACAGCTAAACTACGTAGTGTATCTACATTTAACTATAATAAAGATATACCGCCTATTTCGTTAGGAACTACTGTAGCTTACCTAGATAATTCTGGTAAATTTAGCCGCATGAATCAAATGGCTAATACAGCAAGAGAGGGTGAGCCAAGTATTGTAGAAATTAGTAAGCTAGTACCTACTCTATTACCTAAAAATTTAGATTTACTTACTAATTCTAGAGAAAACTCTATGATACTTATAGGTAAAACTGACTCAGATACAGTCTTAGGGTACAAATATTTACAAGTTGGTGATAAAGTACAGCAGCAAGCATGGTTTAGATGGAAGTTTAATAATCCGCTTAAGTATCATTTTATTATTAATGACGAGTATTACTTTCTAGATACTGATAACTTCTTACAATGTCTTAAGTTGATACAGTCTGATACTGACCCCAACTTTGACCAAGATGATGTAAACTATTTAATACACTTAGATAACCATACTACAATTAGTGGTGGTAGTTATAGCTCTACTACAAATTTAACTACATTTAGTAGTGTTACTTGGTTGCCTAATGTAACTACACCTAACTATGATTTAGCATTAATTGATGTTAACAGCAGTGCTACTAGAATAGGTAGATATGCTAAACCTACCTTAACAAGTACAACAAGCTTTACAGTACCGGGAAACTGGTCAGGCGTGACGTTACGTATAGGTTATGTATATGAATACCTAGTAGAGTTTCCTAAACTATACCCAACTAAAGTACAGAATGAGAGATCAGTTTCTGATGTTAACTCATCACTTGTATTACATAGAGTCAAGCTACACTTTGGTAAGATAGGTCTTTACGAAACTGTATTAGAACGTTTAGGTAAGTCTGATTATAGTGAAGTATATGAGTCATCAATACTAGACGAGTACCAAACATCTGACGCCCCATATCTAGAAGAGTTTATTAAAACTATACCTGTTTATGAGAAGAATACAAACGTAAATATTATACTTAAATCAAGTCACCCCGCACCAGCTACATTAAGAGCTATGTCGTGGGAGGGAGACTATTCACCTAAATTCTACAAACGTGCCTAATTACATACACCCAATTACACTAGAGGCTGCTACAGAAGTAGCCTCAAACCTACGTTCAGACGACTACAGGGAGGTTACAGAAGGCCATGGGATCAATCCTAAAGCCTTTCTTCCTATGGTGGCTCAGAGGAGCTCTACTGTGTATTTTACAGTACCAGACGGCAAGACTGCCGGACTAGCCGGAGTAGGTAATGACGGATCAATCTGGATGTTATGTACACCAGAAATAGAACGTTATCCAATTACATTTGCAAGAGAAGCCAAACGGTATGTCGATAGCCGTGAAGAGCCTCTTTTGTGGAACATAGTAGACTGTAGAAATACAGTACATTTAAAACTGTTAAAGTTTTTAGGTTTTAAGTTCTTACGTAAGTTTGAATACGGACCAAACAATTTACCATTTATAGAGTTTTGCCGTGTGCATGGATCTTAACGCTGCTGCTAGACAGCAAGCAAGACAACGCTGGATGGAGAAAGACGCTAATTATCGTTCTGCATCCCTAAAATTTTGGAATAGAGAAACAACCGGTCAGCGTGGTTTAAACACTGCTACCATCGGTTTTAGTCGTGCAATGAGTAACGACTTACAACGAGCCTTGTATGTACAGGGACAAGCTAGACAACAATACGAAACTACATTTGCTAACTACTTTGCTAAAGGCGGAGATATAAGAGGCAAACAAGAAGGTAGGTCTAGAACAGCTGGTAGAAAAGGATTACTAGCTTTAACAAGAGTGCGAGGTGCTCTGAATAATGCTGTGCGTAATGAGTATGGAGTTAACATGGCGAGACGTCAACAAGCTAGACTCAAACAGTATCAAGGAGCACGAGCAAAAGCAATCAACTCAATAGGTGTGAGACCAGAGTATGGTGCACCTGTACTAATGCCACCAAGTAACAGATTAGGTGGAGCATTACAGATAGCTACACAAGTTGTAGGTCTCGGATCTATGACGCCTTTTGGAGGAGAAAAAACTATATTTAGCATGATGGGGTTCGGTTAAATGTCAGATTCATATTTTGCTGCTCTCGGTAAACAACAATTATTTCCGTTTACCGATGAGAAGCTAGACTACGCCGAAACAGCTCCTAATGCTGAAAAGGCTGTAAACGAGTCGATAGACCGTAACATACAAGTTAGGGCTAAAGATTTTGCTCAACACATTGCAGCTTATAATGCTGCAAATAAGTACACCATTGTAGACGGGTTAAAAGATATAGTCCAGTTAACTAAGACAGGTGGTGAAGCTCTTGCGAAGATGCAAACTTATAAAGATAATGATGCTGATTATGATGAATTAATAAAAACATCTGAAGATCCAAAGATAGTAAGTAGATTCGCTAGTCTTCAAAAAAGAGCTACTGAGCTCAAGAATATGAATGACGGCGATATACAAGCTGAGATAGGAAAGATAGAAGCGACTGGCACAGATTCTACTGGTATGCCTGTTAGTAATCAGGACTTGTTAGAGCTTCAAAAAATGATAGCTAATGAGAATATAGTGTCAGGGCTGTCTGGTGCTAAAAATATGAAAGACTATCTTCCTCAGTATTTAGATATTGCTAAAAGTAGTCTTGTAGTCGGAGATAAGTTATACGCTGACATGACAGCACTTGAAAAGCAACAGTGGTGGCGTGTAGCTGGTTCTAGGTATATAGAAATCTGGACACAGGAATATCCACAGATTAGTAAAGGACAGCTAATTAACTTTTTTATCCCTGCATGGAATAATCGGTTAAGTTCAGATAATGCACAAGCTTATAGTGCAGAAGCTGCTGCTGTAAATACAGTTAATCAAGGTAGCTCAGATCAATACTATTTTGATACCATAAAAATTAATGCTGAAAAAACAAACGATCCTAATTATACAGAACCTATAGGAGATGAAATTTATCACCAAGATGGTTTTATAGCTAACCGAGCTAAATACTATGAAGGTAAAGGCTACGGTAAAAACTCTATGAAAGAAGCAAATGCTGATTGGGTTAAGCTAGTTAAACGTGGTATAGATAAACGTGTATTTGACGAGCAAGATATAAAATATATACTTGACGATCTAAAATTTGTACCTAAAGGTAATAATAAAGAAACTAATTACCAATCCTTACAAGCTGGTAATGCTAACGAAATACGTCAGTATTATAATGCAGCTAAAGAAAAGGAAGGGTTGGACTGGCAGACAGGTAGGCTTGAGTACTTAACAGGTAGATTTGAAAATGATAATATACCTGTAACAATGGAGATGATTTCTACAATCGTAGATCCTACTTTACGTAATCAAGCACTACAGTTAGTAGAAAGAAGTCAGACGCCTGTGTTTGAGAGATCAGAGTTTAAAGGTATAAAAGGTCAGATGAATGACTTGATACAGGGCAGAGTTGCGAATCGTAATGTATTTGATAAAAAAGTATTAGATACAAACTGGCAAATACAGAAGTATCATAGTATGTATCGAGATGCTGGTACGTTTTTTAAATCAGAATTTGAAAGGCTTGAAAAACTAGGTGTTGATGATCCGTTAGGAGAAGCATCTAAAAATACAGTAGATGCTATCAATGCTGGACAGTTTGATAAAAATACTTTTGAAGCAACACCTAAAGATACAAAGCTCGCAGTTGCTAAGTTAACTGGTGTATACAGAGCGGACCCTGCCGGTGCTATATCAGCAGAAACTCCGCATGATGCCGAAGAGCCATTTCTAACAGAATCACTAGAATTTTTTAAAGGAAAGAAACAGAAACTTCCCGGTTACT